GTGAACACCACGGGAGATACACAAAGTATCGGTATACACCCGAGGACTAATATTAAAGATCCAATTAAGAATAGCACCATCAAACATAGTATTGTGAGCAAGCACCATAGACTTTTCCCAATCGAATGTTTGTAAGTATTTTTTAAGTTCTTCGTGTGTTCCACTTGCCCACTCCGTTTCTTGATTATTAACTTTTATACCTATACCAATGACCTCAAATCTTGGGTCACGAATATACTCCTCAGTAGTTAACTTACCTAGTGAATATTCTTTACTGTAGTAAGTTTCAAAATCTAACGTAATCAAATCCATTATTCACCATGTTCCTCTGCCATAGCACATTCGTACTCGATACCGACATATGCCATATTATCTACGTAATGATCTATCTTCTTCGGACTTCTCTGCCTTCGAGCCAGCTTTGTAGCCTCATGCACCAACACGATCTCACGTGCAGTCAAGTCATGCCCAGTGATAGCATTGAATATGTCAGCTATGTGCTGATGGTTTGTTACTGGGTCGCCATAATCTTTTAGCCTATCCCCATTTGTTAGGTTTGATGCCTCTTCTAATAAATCTATTCTATTTTTTCTGCCCTTCATCGCTTTTTGCTCCATGTATGATTTTCTGAGGGTTCAAAATCTAGTGGTAATTCTAGTTGTTCCTCTACATGCGAGTTGTCTATTGACAATCTGCAAATCTTACAAACTGCGTATCCATCTGTAAAACATATGTATGTCTTACACTTTGGACATAAATCATCTTTCCATCTTGTAGCCATAGTATCCTCCTAAAAATTAATGCCCCCTCACAACAATACTGCCGTGTTCGCAAAGGGGGTCTAGTAGTACGTACTTCTACGACAAGGTCAAAGTTCTATTTCAATGGAGGCGAACTCCCCCTGTTGCAGTGGATATGTGCCATGTATTCCCAACACACTTTAAGGAGTCTCTCACTGCTTAACTCCATTGTAATAATCATCAAATATGCCACGAATATTATCAACATTCTTCTCGTTGATGACTACTGCAATCCCTTTCTGTTTTTTAATATCTGTTAAGTTCTTATCCTGTAATGGCGTAGGCTTGTTGCTACCAGACTTGCATTCGATACCAAAGAATATACCTTTGTAACAACCAACTACGTCGGGCACACCACTTTGACCATACCCACCAGTAACTGGATAAAAGTAGTATGCTCCCATTTCTTTCAGTTGTGCTACAACTTTCTTTTTGACTTTCGCCTCGGGTGTCATGACCATTTTTTATCCTCAAATTCTACTGTGCCTAATGTAGACCCACCACTTAAAGGTGTTGTGGGTTTTCGCACTACTCTTCCATATTCTATTTCTTTTAATGCTCTTGGGTCATCTTCAAACCTCTCGTGCATACCTAACTCTTGTGGTGTCTTCCTTGAATTTTTTATCGCTAACTGTCTTTGCAAATCTCTTATGCTTGCTCTTCGTTTACTAAACTTATCCATTTTATCCTCCCAAAAAACTGGTTTCAACGGCAAGTAGCGAGGGGCATGACACCCCTCAAAAATGTTAGTCAGCGACTAACAAAAACTACTTGCCGTTGATTACAAATCGGTTGTCGGCAATCCTAGTACCTATGTTATCAAGTGTCGCTTTAGTTTCAAGCATCATCAACAAAGATAACTTTTCTTGAACCCATAAAGGACACTTATCTATAGAACTATAACTACCTTTTAATGTTGTGTCAACACATTCCATACCTAAACATACAATTCTGACAAGTCCAGTATCATCTGATATGTTCACGTGGTATGACGTGTTAGGCTGTGTTAACTTACTCATTGGCTGCAAGAACAACGTAGAACAACGTAGCATCAACACGATAACCCACGTCGTCAACCCAGTGCCCGTTCTCGACCATGCTGAGAGCAGAGATCTTACCCATTATGTCTTCGGGCAAATTATCTCTGTTATAATTAACAACAGATTGTGTCTTGTTGCTGTACCCGTCTTTTACAACAGTTGCAACATCAAAGACTTGTTTCCCGAATCGCTCATGCACACGCACAAAGACTGTCTTGATTACCTTGTTCTTTAACTCTATCGACTCCTTTTCTAACTTGAAGTAATTGAGTAACGTGCCCTCCAACTCTTTGTCGGTAAACTCATGACCCGTGTTAACAAGTGTACGCATATACTCGACAAGTGCATTTGATTGATTTGCACTACTACGTAACATATCATTAAGAGCATTGTACGCATCATTGCTTGCTCTGCTCTTGGACTTTTCAGAGTGCGTAATCATCTCGTCATACTTCTCTAATGCCATGTCACTAGTCGATAGTGGGCGTAAATACTTCTTGGCATTACGAACGGCAGTATTGAGATTGACCGACATAGCCATGTGGTATTGGTCATTGTAGTCACCATACTTCCAATTAGCTATGTTCTTCGAGTACACAACATAGCTAGACTTATCTGCACTGACAGTGGTTTGAAAATCACCATAACCAATCCAACCCAAACAGAAAGGGTCTTTGGGCATATGTACCCACACTCTCCTTACATCAAATGGATGTGGTGTAAACACGATACCACGAAACGCTACACGTAACGCTTTCATGTAGTCTTGCAAGTGTGAGTTGGAGGCTAGTTTGTCCCTAGCCTCTTGTTGTTTCTCGAGATCAGCCTTTCGATTAATATCGACTACTCTCATATATCCCTCATTTATTGACATTTTCATTCTCCCATGTCTTGATTTGGTTTAATAGTTCCTCGGCAAACTCCAAACGACCACGACTTATCCATTCCGTTCCGTCTGTTATATTTTCCCAAGGATATTCTTCATTGATTTGCACTTCGGCTTGGCAATGTTTCTTGATCTTTTTTATGAGTTCAAACTTTTTCTTCACAACCTCATGGTTTCTCCGTTCTAGTTTGTCCATAAACCGATCTATGCCATACTCTTCTTCCATTACTTTACCTCCTTTTGTATAGTAAAAAAATACCACTCTGTTTCTGTGTCATCATCTTCAAAGGTATCTACTCCATTAAAATCGACTGGGCACTCTGCTAACCACAAGTCAAAGCATTCACGCTCTGACTTGTTAGTGTAATCTAGGAAACGTTTGTCCCTACGTTTACTTGTACTAGCCATTACTTCACCTCCTTGGCATCTTGTGTGAACACATCTCTATGCACACAGTTATGGTTATACTCTTTGGGGTAGTCCGAGCCACCGAACTCATCCCCTACCTTTTGTGCTTTCTTCAAAGCATCTTCTTCATTTTCTGCTTGGACATAGATGGCAACACCTTCCTCCAAGCATATCGCTACT